GTCGCCCAGACCTCGGCGAAGGCCGGCGAGCGCGTGACGGTCTGGCTCAACGGCTCCTTCACGGTCCCCGTGACCGGCGCCGTCGCCGAGGCCGGGCCCGTCTACATCAAGGCGGACAACACCCTCACCGCCACCGCCACCGGCAACTACCCCTTCGGCGTCGCCAACGCGGCCAAGGGATCCGGCACGGCCGACCTCGAGGTCGCCCCGTACGGCCTCATCACCAACACGTCCGCACTCGCCTAAGGAGCGACCCAGCATGGACTTCAGCAAGGAAGGCTTCCGGGCCGCCCCCACCCACACCGAGCGCGTCTTCGAGGCCGCGCAGCTGTTCGCCGCCGGCAAGTCCGGCGCGAACCCCTTCGCCCAGGCCAAGCTCGTCGAGGCGTTCACCACGGACGACTTCCCCGTCCTCCTCGGCGACGCGTTCGCCAAGACCGCCGTCGCCGCCCAGCAGGCCGCGGTGAAGGAGTTCGAGGACATCCTCGTCGACGTCACCGTCGACGACTTCCGCCGCCGCAAGCTCGTCGATCTCTGGACCGGCGACGCGTTCGAGACCGTCGGCGAGGGCGAGGAGTACAAGGGCGGGACCCTCTCCGAGACCGACGTCGAGCACGGCGCCGCCAAGCACGGCAAGGTCTACGGCCTCACGTGGGAGCTCATCCGCGCCCGCGACTTCTCCGCCCTGGCGAACTTCCCCAAGGCCCTCGGCAACGGCTCCATCAAGGGCCAGAACAACGCCGTCGCCGACCTCCTCGTCGACACGGCCGCGGGGAACTGGGACGCCGGGTTCTTCGGCACCGTCGACACGGCCGCGTTCTCCGCAACCGCGCTCGACGCCGCGATCAAGGCCCTCGCGGTCAAGGAGAACCACCGCGGCGAGCTCGTGGACACCTCCAACCTCGTCCTCCTCCACGGCCCGGCGCTGCGCTCCGAGGTCAACCGGATCCTGCGAGCCACCGAGCTCGAGTCCTCGGAGGTCACCGGGAACCGCACGGACAAGACGCGGATCCCGAACCCGTTCCAGAACGTGGTGACCCCGCTCGAGTCCCGCACCATCGGCAAGCTCCTCGGCGCTGCCGGGTCGACGGGCTGGGCGCTCGTGCAGGGCAAGTCCTCGGACCTGCCGTCGATCGTGCGCACCCTCCTCTCCGGCGAGGAGCAGGTCGACATCCGCGTCAAGAAGGACGCCGGGGCCCGCCCGGGCGGCGGCGACCTCCCGGCCGAGTCGGGCTCCTTCAAGGACGACACGATCTGGTACCGCGGCCGCGATGTCTACGGCGTCGACAAGGCCTTCGGCGCCGGCGTGTACGCGTCCAAGGGCGCCTGACCGCAGCCGTGACGGGCCGGGGTGACCAATAGGGCTAATCAATCCCACCCCGGCCTGCCCACCCTTCCACGCCTAGGAGGCCACCGTGGCGATCGACTTCACCACCGACCGCGGGCAGGTCCGGCTCCTCACCGCCGACCTCGACGAGAACGCCCCGCTCCTCACGGACGGGCAGCTCGACGGGTACCTCGCCCTCAACACCGGCGCGGTCCTCCTCGCCGCGGCCGACGCGCTCGACGCGATGGCCACCTCCGAGACCCTCGTGGCGCGGAAGATCCGCACCCAGGACCTCGCCACCGACGGCCCCGCCGTCGCCGCCGAGCTCCGCGCCCAGGCCACCGCGCTGCGGGGGCGGTGGGCCGCGGAGAACAGCGACTTCACCATCGTCCCGGCCGGCGGCGGCACGGGATACGAGGCCGAGGAGCAGCGCCAGTGAGCCCCCTCCCGGGCTGGTCCGTGGTCCCGCCGGGGTGGGAGGCCGCGCACCGGCCCACCGCCGAGGCGACCATGACCGGGCTCTGCGACATCCTCGAACCGGCCGGGCCCGAACCGTACGACCCAGACCCCGACTGGTCGCCGTGGCGCACCACCCGGGCCGGGGTCCGGTGCCGGGTGCAGCTGCAGTCCGACCGCGGACAGGCGCCTGTGGTCGCCGACCAGGTCGTCACCGCAGCCACCTACCTCGTCACCCTCCCCCTCGAGGACGCCGAGGGGCTGCGCTTCGGGGAAGGCGGGCATGTCCTCCGCCTCACCGGCTACAAGCAGGGCCACGCGGGCGACCCGGCCCTGATCGGCCGCGAGCTCCGGGCCGTGCAGGTCATGCTCGGCACCCTCCAGTTCGAGCGCGACGTCGTCTGCACGGAGCTGTCCACGCAGAACCAAGGAGGCACCAGTGGCTGACGACCTCCGCTCCCTCGCCGCCCAGTTCCGCACCAGCGCCAACCGGCTCTCCGGCCCGGCCCGGGACCTCGTGCGCAAGACCGCCACGGACATCGAGGGCGACGCCAAGCGCCTCGTCCCGGTGGACACCGGCAACCTCAAGAACAGCATCACCCACCAGACCGCGGGGAACGCCTACTACGCGGAGGCCGAGATCGGCCCCACCGCCGACTACGGCGTCTACATCGAACTTGGCACGTCCCGGATGACGGCACGGCCCTACATGGGCCCGGCCGCCGACCGGCACCTGCCCCTGTTCGAGCAGGCCCTCGGAGCGCTCGGGGAGGCGGCAGCCGGTGGCCCCTGACCCGTCCATGCTCTTTGCCCACGCCCGCGCCGGCGTCACGGCCCTCGCCCGACTCGGCGAGGGCCTCGTCTTCGACGGCGCCGTCACCAAGGCGATCCCCACCGACGCGTCCGGAGCGATCAAGCCCTACGTCGTGTTCTCCGCCGGGACCGGCGACGTGGTCGGCGACGAGGCCCTCTGCGGCACCCCGTCGTGGGACGCGGTCGACTGGCGGTTCCAGACCCGCTGCTTCGGCCCCACCGCCGACCACACCCGCCGCCTCGCCTGGGACGTCACCCAAGCGCTCACCGGCCTGCGGATCCGCGACGGGCTCGTCAAACCCGACCAGGACTCGTTCCGGGTCGACGGGCCCCTCCTCGACCCCGGCGTCACCCCGGCCCGATTCTTCCTGCCGCTGTCCTGGCGGCTCATCACCACCTAGGAGACACGCCATGGCAGACACGCCAACCCCCGACCCCGACCCGATCGCCGAGCCCGTCCCCGTGCCCGACGTACCGGACGACGCGTTCGTGGTCGCCGTCGCCAAGTCCACCGGCCGGAAGCAGCGCATCCCCCGCGAATGGCTCGAGCACTCCAAGGCCGGTGTCCCCGGCTTCGACTTCGAGCTCCCCCCGTCCACCCGCACCGCCAAGAAGACCGTGAAGGAGAGCTGACCATGCCCCGCTCCCTGGCCGATGGCCACACGAAGTTCACCATCCTCACCACCGAGCCGGCCAACCCGGCCGCCCCGACCGTGACCGAGCTCGAGGCCGGCATCGACGCCTCCTGCCGGATCCTCATGTCGGACTTCTCGTGGTCCGCCGCGGACTCCGACACGGTCGACGAGAAGGCGCTGTGCGACACGGGCAACGCCTCGGGACTCGGCGCGTCCAACTGGGAAGGCAGCATCACGCCGTTCCGGTACTTCGACCCGACCGGCAAGGCCGACGCGACCGAGGACGCCGTGTTCTCCGCGGTGAAGACCAAGGGCACGCGCCTGTGGTGCTACGCCCGCGAGACGTCCAAGCTCTCCACCGACGCGTGGGCCGCCGACGACGAGATCTACCTCGGCGGCGAGGTCACCACGGACACCCCGAAGAAGCCGGAGTCGACGGGCTACGTGAAGCGCCCGACCCGGCTCCTGTTCCAGAAGGGCTACGACAACATCAAGGCCGCCGCCGCCGCCTGATGACAAGACCCCTCCCCGGCGCGTGGTGGTTCCGCGCCGGGGAGGCACAACCCCCAGAACCACGCAGACCTCCCAGAACCACAGGAGAACCACACCATGACCGACTTCGAAACGACCGGTTTCAACGACGGCATCGACCTCAGCAAGGCGATCGATCCGAAGACGTTCGACGTCGACGCCTGGCTCACCGGAGCTAAGCTCCCCGAGCACTCCGTTGAGGTGTACGCCCGCGGCGACCTCCTCGCCCAGGCCGACGACCTCATCCGCCGCATTGGTCAGGCCGAGAAGGATGAGGACCTCGAGCGGGCCCTCGGCGAAGGCGAGTCGCCCTCCGCGCTGCGCGAGCAGTACGAGCGCGTCGTCGAGCAGTTCAAGGACTCCGCCCTGACCGTCAGGGTCCGGGCTCTCGACCCGTCCGAGTCGGGCCCGATCCAGACCGCCGTTGAAGAGAAGCGCATCCCGGCCGAGGAGCAGATCCTCCACGAGATCGCGGCCGCCGCCATCGAGCCGGCCCTCACGGTCGAGCAGCTGCGCGTCATGCAGAAGCGCATCGGCCCGGCGCAGGTGAAGAAGATCTGGAACGCCGTGTTCCGGGCGACTGGGGAGCAGCCCGAGGTGTCACCGGCTTTTTTGCCCAGGCGCTCTGGACAGGGAACTGGCCAGGAGTAGTCAACCTCCTCCGCACGGCCCGCGACTGGCGCCGCCCGCCCACCTCGTGGCTGGGCGGCGACGGGGCGTGGACCCGTCGCGACGACACTCTCACCCTCGCCCTGTCCGCCTACGAGGAGGGCATGTGCAAGCAGTGCGGGCACCCGCTCGTGCTGTGCCGCGACCCTGAGTACGACGGCTGGTGGGAGACCAGGGCCGACGTGTTCTGCTACGCCACCGCCGCGACTGAGCAGTGGCGCCGGTCCAAGCCGAAGGACTGGGAGCCTGAGCCCGGGCAGCTGCTCTCCGCCGTTCTCGATCCGGAGGCGGTCAGCCGGCAGCCTTGATCCGTCCGCGGATGAACAGGCCCACCCCGAGCACGCCGATGAGCACCGCTAGCATCGGCAGTCCGCCGCCGATGTTGAACGCGGCGACGCCGATCACGACGGCGAACACCACCAGCACGACACCGGCGCCCTTGAGCCCGTCACCCGGCCGTGCGGCCTTCCTCGATTCCCCCTGAGAAGTCATGCCCGCAGCCTACCTTGGAGGTTCCTGAATGCCTGCTCAGCGCTCCGTCGTCGTCCGGCTTCGGGCCGAGGTCGACCAGTTCCGGCAGGGCATGAACACCGCGGCCACCGCGGCGGATCAGGCTTCCAACCGGTTCGAGGGCATGGAGAAGGCAGGGAAGAAGCTCGCCCTCGTGGGCGGGGTCATCCTCGCCGGCGTCGGCCTGGCGGTGAAGGCCTACGCGGACTTCGACGCGCAGATGTCCAAGGTCCAGGCGGCTACCCACGCCACCAGCGGGGAGATGGACAAGCTCCGCGCTGCGGCCATCGAGGCCGGTGCCGACACGGCGTTCTCGGCGGAGGAGGCCGGGCAGGCCATCGAGGAGCTGTCCAAGGCAGGCGTCTCGACGGCGGACATCCTCAATGGCGGTCTCGACGGGGCCCTCTCCCTCGCGGCAGCGGGCAGCCTCGCCGTCGCGGACGCTGCGGAGATCGCGGCGACCGCGCTCACCCAGTTCAAGCTCTCCGGGGACAAGGTCCCGCACCTTGCGGATCTCCTCGCTGCGGGCGCCGGCAAGGCGCAGGGCTCGGTCGAGGACCTCGGCATGGCCCTCAAGCAGGCAGGCCTCGTCGCTTCGCAGTACGGGCTCTCCGTGGAGGAGACCGTCGGCGGCCTGTCTGCGTTCGCCTCCGCGGGCCTGATCGGCTCGGACGCGGGCACCAGCTTCAAGTCGATGCTGCAGCGCCTCACCCCGCAGTCCAAAGAGGCTGCGTCCAAGATGGAGGAGCTCGGCTTCACGGCGTTCGACGCGCAGGGCAACATCAAGCCGCTCTCCGCAATCGCTGACAACCTGCAGAAGTCGATGAAGAACCTCACGCCTGAGGCCCGCAACGCGGCCATGGGCATCATCTTCGGCTCCGACGCGGTCCGCGCCGCCTCGGTGCTGTACGAGCAGGGCGCGGAGGGCATCAACAAGTGGATCGGCGCGGTCGACGACGCCGGGTATGCGGCGCTGACCGCGTCCATCCAGCAGAACAACCTCAAGGGCGACATCGAGCGGCTCGGCGGCTCGATCGACTCGGTGTTCCTCAAGGCAGGGTCCGGGGCGAACGACGTCCTCCGCGGCCTCGCGAAGGGTGCAGAGGACGTCGTGGACTGGGTCGGGAAGATACCGGCACCGATGCTCGCCACTGCGGCCACCGTGACCGGCGTGCTCGGGGCCGTCACCCTGCTGACCGGCGGCCTGCTGACCGCGGTCCCCAAGGTCATGGCCGCCCGAGCAGCATGGATCGCGTTCTCGGCCTCGAACACCGCCCTCGCTGGGACGCTCGTGAAGACCGCCAAGGTCGCCGGGATCGCGCTCGCCGCGATCATGGCCCTGCAGATCATCGCATCCATCGCGAAGTCCACGGAGAAGGCCCGGGCCGGAATCGAGGACTTCAACCAGGCCATGCTTGGGATGAAGCCGAAGGACTTCGACGGCCAGGTCTCCGGGATGATGGACGGCGTCGACGGCATCGGCGACGCGTTCGTCCGGCTCGGCAACGGCCAGTGGTACGACTCAATCAACTCCGGCCTCGGCGACCTGACCGGGTGGGGTTCCCCCATCAAGACCCTCAGCACGGCAGTCGGGAACCTCGACACCTCCATGACGGACCTGTCCAAGAACGGCGGACTCGTCCGCGCCGGGCAGGCGTTCCGCATGGTCGCCGACGAGGCGGACAAGTCCGCGAAGGCGCAAGGCCGGGCGGGCATGTCCGCGCAGGACGTCCTCAACCTGCTCCCCCAGTACACGGCCTCGCTGAAGGAGCAGGCCCAGGCCCTCGGGGTGCAGGCCTCCGACGCCGAGCTGCTGGAGATGGCCTACGGCCGGATCCCGCCGCGGATCGCCGCTATGGCCGAGGCCAACGGCAAGGCCGGCGAGGTCCAGCAGATCCAGCAGCAGATCAACGAGGAGACCGCCAAGGCCCTCGAGGAGATCGGTGTCTCGGCCGATGGCGTGGCATACGCACTGGACCGGTTCGTGCAGGCCCTCTTCCGGGCCGGTGACGCCCAGCTCGGGCAGCGCGACGCGGCCCGCGAGTACATCGCCTCGATACAGGCCGTCGACGACGCCATCGCCCAGAACGGCCGAACCTTGGACATCAACACTAAGGCCGGCCGAGACAATGAGGCAGCGTTCGACGCCGTCGCCGCGGCCGGCATGCGCAACATCGGCGCGATGGCCGCCAACGGCTCGTCGCAGCAGGACCTGCAGAAGAAGCTCGGCGACACCTTCAACGACCTCATCGGGGTCGCAGGGAAGTTCGGCATCACCGGCGGCGCCGCCGATGCGCTCGCCCGCAAGGTCCTGGGCATCCCGCCCGGGGTCAACATCGACACGTGGATGGCCGACTCGGCCAAGCGCATGGCCGAGCAGACCACGGGCGCGATCAACGGGATCCCCAAGCAGGTCACCGTCAACATCGACACGTACAAGACCACGTTCGAACGGGTCGTCGGCCTGCCCCCGAAGGCAGACGGGTCCTACGGGCAGGGCCTCGGCGTCCTCAAGAAGGCCGGCGGCGGCCTCATCCCGGAGTACCACTCCATCGGCGGGGCCGTCGGCGCGCAGTACCTCGCTGGCGGCGGCCGCGCCACGACAGTGGCGATGATCCCGAACGGCACGGACACGGTCCCGGTCATGGGAACCCCGGGCGAGTTCATGGTGAAGCGCTCGTCTGCCCGGTCGCTGGGCTACGAGCAGCTCGCGTACGCCAACGCCACGGGCCGCTGGCCGGGCGCTGGCTCGAGCGGGCCGCAGGTGAGCGTGACCTACGGGAACGTCACCGTGACCGACATCAACGAGCTCATGCGCCGGCAGGACACCGCCAGCCGTGACGCGCTCGCAATGCTCAGACCATAGGAGGGCTGAATGGCCGGGATCGTCTACGGCATCCCCTACATACCGCCCGCGCCGCCGGAGTCCCCCTGGACGGGAATGCCGATGACGTGGACCGGATGGGACGGGTCCGTGTGGAACCTGTGCAACGGGGCCGAAGGCGTCGTCCTGCAGGCCGGCGTCCGCGGCTTCGGGCAGGCCCCATACACCCACTGGCGGGATAAGTCCCCCGCCGTGCCCGGGGCCAAGCACAACGGCGAGATCGCCGACGAGCGCGAGGTGTTCTGGCCGATCAAGGTCTACTCGGATGCCAGCTCGCGGGAATGGGTGGAGCGTGACCGGGCGTTCTGGCGCACGCTCCAGCCCAGCCGCACCGGGGTATGGACCGTCACCCACCCGGACGGGGCAAAGCGGTCCCTGACCCTTCGCGTGGCCTCGGACGGCGACCCCTCGTTCGACACCATCCCGTCACTGCAGGGGTGGGCGAAGTACGGCATCACGCTCGTCGCGGACCAGCCGTACTGGGAGGGCCAGCCGATCTTCCGGACGTGGGCCCAGTTCGAGCAGCAGCCCTTCCTCCCACCCACTGCGGGGGCGGGCTACACCGTGTCCTCCGGCTCGCCGCTCGAGACGGCGACCATCACGAACCCGGGCGACGTCGAGACGCACCTGCGCTGGGAGATCACCGGCCCCTGCACGTCGGTGACTGTCGGTGCCGGGGGCGCGATGATCATCGCCCCGGTCACCCTCGATGCCGGCGAGACCATGGTGATCGACACCGACCCGGACGAGCAGGCTGCCACCATCGGGGACACCGACGTGACCAAGCAGCTCACCAAGGCCGAGTTCACCCCGATCCCCCCGGGTGAGAGCGTCAAGCTCTCCCTCTTCATGGAGGGCACCGGGACGATCCGGGCCGAGCTGACACCCCTGTACGAGAGGGCCTGGTGATGGCGAGCCCCTACCGCTTCACCGTCTACGACAAGGCCTTCCAGTTCCAGGGCTTCGTCGGGAACCCGACGGCGGCCACGATCACGCCCCGCCACAACCAGCAGGGCACGGCCTCCCTCACCGTGAACGCCGGGCATCGCATGGTCAAGGCCCTCACGGATCCGGGCGCCCGCGTCCTCATCGAGCACCGTCCCGCTCCCGGTGCGGACTGGGAGTTCCTGATGTCCGGCTGGGTCACCGCCGCGAACGGCGACGGCCCGATGATCAAGGCGACCGTGACCGTGCAGATCGCCGACGACGGGATCCTCCTCGCCGACACCCGCGGCTGGCCGGTCCCCTCGCAGCCGATCACGAACCAGTCCGCCGCCGAGTACGACACCCGCACCGGCAAGGCCGAGACGATCCTCAAGGGGTTCGTCACAGCCAACGCCGTGAACCGCCTCGGCCTCCCGGTCACAGTAGCCACCGACCTCGGCCGCGGCGCGACCGTCCCGGGCGGTGTCGCGCTCCGCAACGAGACCCTCGCCGAGAAGCTACTCCCCGTGCTCGACACCGCCGGGATCGGGGTGACCGTCCGGCAGCTGGGCGCCGGTCTCGTCCTCGACGTCTACGAGCCCCGCACCTACCCGCACGCCCTCTCCGAGAAAGCCGGGACCATCACCGAGTGGTCCTGGCGCACCGGGGCCCCTACAGCCACCCGCGCCGTCGCCGGCGGCAGGGGCGAAGGGACCGCCCGGGTGTTCGCCCCGTATGTCGACAGCGCCCTCGAATCCGAGTGGGGCCGGATCGTCGAGGGCTATCGCGACGCGACCGACGCCGACACCACGGCCGACCTCACCGCTAGGGCACAGCAGGAGGTCACCGAGAACGCGCCACGCGCCGGCTTCTCGGTCAAGCTCTCGCAATCCAAGACGTTCCGCTACGGCGGGCAGAACGGGGTCCGCGTCGGCGACATCGTTACCGTCGACATCGGCGGCCAGCTCAAGACCGACGTCCTGCGCGAGTGCACCCTGGCCTACAACCGCGACAGCGGCCCCACCCAGACCCCGGTGATCGGCGACATCGACCAGACGACAGACCACGCACTCGTCCGCATTGTCCGCGGCATCCGCGACAGCGTGAACAGGATCAGGAGATAACCCCATGGCCATCACAAGCTACGGCGGCTTCGACGGGACCCCGATCACCGAGACCCAGTTCGGGCTCAGCATCCCGAACTGGGCCAACCAGATGGGCGTCGTCGGCGCCGGCGACTGGAAGGTCACGGCCGGGTCGAACCCGGGGCAGCTGAACATCGCTCCCGGCACTGGCTGGGCGTACGGAGTCACCACCGTCTCCGATGCCATCGCCTCCCCCATCCAGTCGTCCCTCCCCACCGGGTCGGGTGCGACCCGCTGGGACCTCGTGGCCATGCGCCGCGACTGGCAGCCCCCGGGCGGCACCGCGGACTTCGTGATCGTCCAGGGCTCCCCCACCAAGCAGCTCCCCGCCGCAGCCGCGGCACCGGGTAGCGCGGGACGGCAGGTCTTCCCTGGCGTCATCCACGACCAGCCCCTCGCGCTCGTGCAGTGGACCGCCGGGTACTCGAAGCCGACGCAGATCATCGACCTGCGCGTCTGGGCCGCGAACGGCGGCATGGTGGCCAAGGACGCTCTCGTGCAGACGTTCCTCGATCAGGTCGGCACCCAGGTCACCATCGGCGGTCAGGAGTGGGTCCGGGAGCTCGACTCGAACGGGGCACCGAAGTGGTCCAACGTCACCACCGACCCCGATGCACCGGGCCCGTGGGTGAACATCGGCGCAGCGAACGGCTGGACCAACCTCATCGGCCGGTGCCGGAAGCTGGCCCGCGGCACCATGCTCCAGGTCGACCTCGAGACGAAGTACTCGGGGAAGCTGCAGCCGATGCGTGGCTGGTTCATCGGATACCTGCCAGCGGGGTACAAACCCGCGACCCCGCAGATTGTCACTGGGCTGATGGGGCCGAACTACGACTACGCGGCAACGGTGTGGATCGGCCCGAATGACATCCAGATCGCTGGCCCGGGTGACACGAACACGGCGTTCAAGATCTGCACTGTGGTGGCGCTCCAGTGACCCCGGCAGCAGAGGACGGATAGACGTGTGGACCTTCAAGCAGCCGGGGGGCTGCTCACCGCTATCGGTGGATTCCTCGGGATCGTCGGTGGCGGCGTCGCATGGCTCGTCAACCGCGCCGACAAGCGCCGCGAGCAGAACGAGACCAACGTGATAGCCACCCTCAAGGAACGCATCGAGGAGCTCAAGGCGGCCCTGCGCCGCGCCGAGCAGAAAGCGCACGCTCTCCGTCGCACCGCGGGGCGGTGGCGAGAGCAGCTCATCGCGCACAACATCACACCGGACCCCGCCGACTGGCCGGAGGAGCCCAATGAGTGAACACGAGCGCGATGCCCTGCTCGAGCAGCAGGAGGCTAGCCTGCGCCGCCGCAACCGCGCCGTGCGCCGGCGGAACATCGTCTTCGTCGCCGTCGCAACGCTGGCGCTGATCCTCGCCGCCGTGTCGGCCGGACTCGCGATGGAGAACCATCGCCTGGCCGCCGATGCGGAGCGGTACGCGGCGACGCAGAGCATCGAGAAGCAGAACCTCGCCGAGGAGTTCGCCACAGCCTGCGCCCGCGAGGACTTCGCGAGCACGACGGCGGGAAAGAACATCTGCCGCAAGGCCGCCGACGTCGCAGCGTCCCCCTCCCCCTCGACTGGCCCGGCCGGCCCCGCGGGCAGGGACGGGATCGACGGCAAGGACGGGATCGACGGCAAGGACGGCACTCAAGGGCCGCCCGGGTCACAGGGCCCGCAGGGGCCCCAAGGCGACACCGGGGACGACGGCGCTGCCGGACGGACCGGGGCATCCGGCACCAATGGGCAGGACGGCGCGCAGGGCCTAACCGGAGCGCCCGGCGCCCAGGGCGCGGAAGGACCACAAGGGCCTCCCGGTGCGGCGGGCGCGAAGGGCGACACAGGCCCCGCCGGACCGGCCGGGCCAAAGGGCGACAGCGGAGCCACCGGCGAGACTGGCCCGGCCCCGAGCTCCTTCACCTTCACCGACGCGCTTGGGTCCACCTACACGTGCACCCCGAACCCGCCCGGATCAACCACCTACACCTGCTCGAATGGAGGACCGATCCGATGAGACCCGTAGACGAGAGATGGCCGGTGTCCCAACAGTTCGGCGAGGGCGCAACCCAAGGCGTCGGCCCGGGGGATCCGATGTGGCCCTACGTCCAGCGGTACGGGAACTACCAGCCCTTTGGGCACGCCGGGATGGACATCGCCTGCCCGGAAGGCACAGAGGTCAGGGCCATCGCCGCGGGCACCGTCCTCTGGGCGGACTGGGGCACGAGCCTTCCCGGCGACGAGACCGACGCCGGATACCGCCGCCGCTGGTACCTCTACAAGGGATTCCCCGGCATCGTCACCCTCATCCAGCACCCCGACTGGATTAGCGTCTACGCCCACCTCTCCCGGGCAGACCTGAATCCCGGCGACCGGGTCACCGAGGGGCAGCGCATCGGCCTGTCCGGCGGCACCGGCGGAGTCGACCCGCACCTCCACGTCGAGGCCCTCGTCAACATGAGCTACCGCACCGGCGGCGGACTCATTTACGGCCGCACCGATCCGGCGCCCTACTTCGGCTCGCTGCACGTCCAGGCGGCCAGCGACGCCCCGATCCCGGCCAAGCCGCGGTACCTCATCCCCGGTCTGGACATCCCCCTCCCCTGAAAGGCAAGGCAATGGCTGATCTCCCCGCTGGCAACCTCAAGTCCAGCACGAACCAGCAGAAGCTCGACGACATCTGGTGGCGCGAGTGCACCACCGAGGGGAAGAAGATCCCCGTCTACGACCAGTACGGCAAGGTGGTCGGCGACACGAGCCGCGACAACGAGGCCTCGTGGAACCGGACGAACTTCGCCCGCCTCTCCGGCCAGATCGCAGGTCTCCTCGAGGCCGTCAAGCAGCTCGCGGCCAAGCAGGGCGGCGCCATCGACATGGAGGCCGTCAAGCAGGCATCCAAGGAAGGCGCGGCCGAGGCGATCGCCGAGGGCATCACGGTCGACGTCACCGTGAACGGGGCACCCTCCAATGGGTGACCACGTCGCAGAGTCCTCGACCCCGACGCAGGCCGCGCACCCGTGGCGGGCCACCGTGCGCACGGTCCTCGCCGCCGTGGTCGGTCTCGCGCTCCTTGCGCCGACGGTCGCGCACGAGCTCGGCGTCGAGTCCATCCCGTGGGTGGCCGGCGCGCTCGCCCTGATCGCGGCTGTGACCCGCGTCCTCGCCCTGCCCGGGGTGATCGCGTGGACCGAACGCTTCCTCCCGTGGCTCGCCCCGTCCAAGACCGACTGAGCAGGCAGCAGGCGCCGCACCCTCCGCGGCGCCTGCTGCTCCGCTCCGCCCTGCACCGCCCCTGACCCGCCTCCGTTGGTGGAGCAGGACCCGAACCCACCGCCCCGAGCCCGGGGCCGATCGTGAGGAGCCTTTCCTTGGCCGACACCTACCCGATTGAGTCCCAACTCGTCATCAGCACCAGCGGGCAGCTGATCCCTGGGGGCAAGGTCTACGTCTACGACTCCGACGACATCGGCAACACGACCCCGCTCGAACTCGCGGACCCGAACGGGCTCCCCATCGCGAACCCCATCACGGCGTCGCCGATCTCCACCACGCCAGAGATCCGCGCCCCGCTCGCGCTCGTGAAGATGGTCGGCGAGAACGGCGCCCAGCTGACCGTCCTCTCCGCCAAGGGCGTCGTCGAGCAGCTCGCCGCGCTCAAGCAGTTCATAGAGACGATCGGCGTCGGCGGGGCGGTGGCCGGAGACACTGCAGGCGCGACGTTCGACACCGCCACCGGGGAGTTCTTCTTCACACTGCCCAAGGGCGAACCGGGCCCGGTCGACTTCCGCAGCATCGCCCGCAACCCCGACCTGATCATCACCGGCGCAGTCACCCGCGACGCGAACGGGGCCGCCACCTCGGCGCCAGTGACTTGGCCTGACAGTACCCCCGGGACCTACACCGCCACGGCACTCTCCACGGCGTTTCCCGGCGCCGTGGACGGCTACCAGATCACCTACGGCTCACCAGCCACCCGCACCTACACGCAGCCGACCATCACCCGCGACTCCACAGGAGCCGCCATCAACGTCCCGGCCATCACGGTCAGCTAAGGAGGCATCATCGTGGGAATCCTTGACGCCCCCGCGCAGGCACAAAGCACCCCAGGGAACGCCGCCACTCGCATCTTCGGCGGCCGCATGGGCACCGTGGACAACTCCACCCAGCAGACCTTCCAGATCACCACCGAGCTACAGACGGACTTCGACGCGGTCCGCCCGATCTTCGCGTCCACCGACACGAACATCTCGCACGCCATCCGCATGGTCTCCGCCTCGGCGCCGGCGAGCGCTGCCGACCTGAACAACTCCTCCGGGACATGGGTCCAGGGGTTCCGGGCCGGGCTGGGCAGGATCTACGCCGGCGTCGCGCCGGGAGTGGGCCGGATCTGCTACAGCACGACGGACTGGATCTACCTTCCGTCGCGGCCGCGCACCGACGGCGGGAAGAACCCGCTCGTGTCCATCCGCGCTTTCTTCAACGCCTCGAGCACCCTGCCCGCCTACGGCAACGGCGCCGACAGCTTCACGAACTGGGCCACCCGCACGGACGGGCGCAAGTGGGTAGCGCGGCAGCAGGCAGGCCTCCACGTCACCACGACGTCCGGGTTCACCACGACGGCGAACCTCTCCCAGTCGCCCATCGTCGGCGTCCAGTACCTCGCCCGCGGGAAGGTCATCACCGTGGCCGCCGTCGGCGACTCCATCACGGACGGCCGCGGCAGCTACCTCGGCGAGGGCTTCATCATGCCCGTGACCGAGGCGCTCACGAACGGGAACACCGCCGTCGAGTACATGAACTGCGGATGGTCCACCCAGACGATGGCCGTCTTCGCCGAGAGGGCCATCGACGTCCTCGAATCCCCACTCAAGCCCAGCGTGCTCGTCATGCCGGCGGGCTCCCCGAACGACGTCTCCGGGGCCATCACGCAGGCGCACATCGACGCGATGCGCGGGCAGCGGTCCCGGGTGCAGAAGGCCGCGAAAGACCACGGCGTGCCGCTCGTGCTGTGGACTTGGCTGCCCTCCGACTCGTCGGTGAAGCCCTACGGCACCAGCGACTCGCTCCGCACGGCCTACAACGCCGAGGCGCTCGCGCAGGACGGCAAGGGATTCATCGTCGCGGACACGGCGGCGGTGTTCGGCGGCGCGACGTCGGGCGGCCAGATCCAGATCGGGGCCGGGCTCTCAACGGACGGCATCCACCCGAACGACGCCGGGAACGCGGCGCTGAGGAACGTCATCCGCCAGGCCATCCAGCGAGCCATGAAAGTGAGTGCCTGATGATTCCCAAGGCAGACCTGCCCCTGTTCCCGATCATCGACACCGACGCGTTCATCACCCGCTCGGGGGTGTGGGTGTATGCGGCCTCGACCGCCGGGTCGTGGACGATCTCGAAGATCACCGCGGGACCGCGCTCGGACGCGCAGCTCCACTTTGTCAGGGTGCGCCCCACGGCCGGGCCGCTGACGATCACCACGACCGGCTCGGACACGTTCTACTACGCGGGTGCGTCGCTCTCGAGCATCACGATCCCGCCCGGACAGTCGGCGCTGATCACCCCGGCGAGCGGCGGCAACTGGGAAGTGTTCTACCTCTCTGCCGCCCTCTTCCAGGCTGTGAAGACTTCGAGCACGGCGAGCCTGACACTTGCCCGGGACGCGAGCGTGTACGTCAACACGGGCGCGGCAGCGACTTGGACGCTCCCGGCTGTGGCGAACAACGCCGGCCTGACGTACCGGATCAAGAACCGCGGAACGGGCGCCATCACGCTGCAGCGCGCCGGGTCGGATCAGCTCTACGACACCGCAGCGCAGACCAGCATCAGCGTTGCGCCCGGCGCGTCCGTGACTGTGATCAACGATGGGACCTACTGGGTCGTGGCCTAGTCGCACGCGTCGGCGAATGCGGCGAGGTCATCAGCATTGAAGTGGCTCGGGTCTCCATGCTCCCCGGCCACGGTGAGCGTGGAGACATCCAGCCCTGAGGCGGCGAGCCTGTCTGCGTTGGCTTCCTTCGGGACCCAAGTGTCCGCGGGGGACGCGAGGACACGGTAGCGTGCAGCGGTGGGCAGCCTGCCCAGGTTCTCGACGGGGATGTGCTCCGCGGGCGGGCCGGATGCTCCCCACACCTTGGCGATCTCCTCGCTGGACCTGGGGACTCTCTCCACTGTGCGCTGGTCGAGCACCGGCATGGTCCCGTACCAGCACTTCGGCGTCTCGCCATGAGTCATCGCGTTGAGACTGGCGAGACCTCCCATCGACCCGGCCACGAACATGGTGACCGGCGCTCCGGCTTTCTCCTCGGCCCAATCGCTCACCGCCGAGACGGCCGCCGTGGCCTCTCGGGAACCCCAGTGGTTGCCTCCAAGGTCAGCCGATACGACGGCCCACCCGGACTCCCGCAACCGGTTCAGCCACGACTCGTCCATGCGTGTGTCAGCGGTGCCGTTCTGGCCGTGGAACCAGAACGCTACAGCCTTGGCCTGCCCCGCCTTAGGAGCGTCGAGGCGCACCTTCCCGCCAGCCACGACGTCGACGGTGGTCTTGTGGGTACCTCCGCCCCCGTCCCACCCCTGGTCAATAGCGGTGACGCCGAGCCCGATGCCGGCGACGGACAGGCAGACCGATGCCGCGACCGCGGCGTTTCCCCAACGAGACAAGCTTCCCCCTTGATGCGAACAGCATCCTATCAGCGTGTTCCCAGCTTGGGTTCAGGTGCTCCGCCCAGCCCCTTCGACGGGGGGCGTGTGGGGGCTGGGACGCCATGGCGCAGCCTGGAACACGTTCTCACAGGGAGCAGCTCGACGGGACGCGCAGAACCACACTAGCACCAGCAGTCACTCCCGGCCGAGCCATTGAGCCTCGATGGTCCGACGTGTCACGTTGGCGGCCTCGGTCCAGATCTCGCGAGCGGTGAGGTGGTAGCTGCCATCGGCGAGGTACTGGACGAGGACGACGTCACCGGCCCAGCCCATCGCGAAGCCCTTCACGGTGCGCTCGGCTCCGTCCTCCCACCGTAGCCGGAGCCAGACGGGCATGGGCTTCGCCGGCCGCGTTACCTGGCCATCGGGCGCTGGCGCCGCGATGGGCTCGGGCGCGTCTCGGCCGCTCGTGTCATTCAGGCCCGCCATGCTAGGAGAGCCCTTCCGCTGTCAGTCCGCGAGCAGGCCGCTGTCGAGCAGGTTCAGCAGGAACTGACAGGGCCAGGGTTCCCCGCACTTGTGGCAGTCGTCTCCGACGTATGCCCCACTGGGGCGGTGCATGTCGATCGCGGGCGCCCACATGTCGACGTTGTACCGCTGGCGCGTCGACCCATGCCGCCGCGTTCGTTCGGCTTGCTGGAGCAGCGCCTCGTACATCGGCGCTGCGCGCTCAGCGTCGATCTGTGTCTCCATCGCGTACTACCTCTGATCCCCTCCGAATAGGCCCAAATGCATCCCGCTGTCCGGTATCTCGGACCCTCAACTGTAACGTCTCCCGCACGCGCGGAGGACCGGCGCTGCCGGGTCATTGGCCGCCCGGGGAGGTTGGAGAGAAATGTGCTCCCCGGGCCGGCCGCGGAGCGGCGGACTGCTTCTGCGCCTAACCCCCTGGCTTGCGCAGCGTGCCGCTCTGCGGCATCGTACCCACCCGGCAACCATTGGAAACGCCGAAGGCCCCCATCCTGCACAAGGATGGGGGCCTTCGGCGTTATGTCAGACGCTGAGAAGCTGACGGGCCTCTGGGAACGAGACGGCGGTCGCTGCTTGATCCCACTCGGTGACTCGGAAGGTGTTCCCGCCTCCCTGCTGCGCAGCTTCATAGAGCATCCCGATCGTCGCCTGCGGCGAAGCGAGGGCTGCATCGTCCAACGCCTGGCGGTCGGCCGGCCGCACCTCGAACATCTGGAGGTCGTCCGCATCGACGTCCTTGGCGAGAGCTACTGTGACAGGCGGGCGGTGTGCGTGCACGCGTGCCATAACGTCCTGGATGGTCTCGTCGTACTGGGCGACGATCACGGCCTGCCCTGACTGGAAGCCGTTATGCGCAAGGAAGTGACGTCCTTCAGGAGTAGCCATAAGGCGCCCGAACAACCTTGTCGCGTGCAACCTGACTTCTTCTACGTTCACTGACACCACCTCCTGTGGTTTGCCATGTACTCACTCAGCATCCGGTCATACATCGGCGTGAAATGTGAATCCACCGTAGCCCACGATTCCGATCCCGAGTAGAGCGTAGCAATCGGTTGCTGGTCCATGAGATCGACCCCCTGTCGATCAAAAACGTGGCGGTGGAGCATGCCGTGGCAGCAGTCTATCCGAGCGACGTCGTGGATCCCGGCAGCGTTCTCGAATCTCTGCATGATGGCGAACCACACTATGAAGTTCCGGTAGAGACGCTGATGAACGTGCAGGCTGTGGCCGTCACCCAGGAAGACGGGGTAGTTGACCACCTCGCACAGATGCTCGTCTGGCGGCCGGTAGAGCGCTGGCTGCGGGGTGGGCGACATGTTCACGGGCTTCTTCCCAGTCTTGCGGTTCCTGCCCAACGTGCGCCCCCTGAGTTGCTTTCGGCAACCAAGTCTACAATCCAGAGCTGCCGGGAGGGCAGGCTCACCGGAAACGCGACGGTTTGCGAAACTGAAGGTGGAACCCCGAGGAACCGGGGGCGGGCGCCGCCTGCTTCGTTCCCTGTTGTTTCCACCACTGTTCCACATCCACCGGCATCAGTGGCCTCGGGTTTCCTGTACCCCGACTCTCTTGGTCGGGGGTTCGATTCCCTCCTGGGGCGCTTTCTGGCCCGGAATCATGCGGCTGGCGATTCCGGGCCAGTCCCATTCTCAGGCCGGATTCACCGGTTACTCACCGCTTTCGCTTTCCTCTTTCCGCGCCGCGAGGGCTTCGAGCGCGAGCGATCCGACGATCTGCGGGGCCCGTTCGATGTAGTGCCGCAGGGTCACGGCGTCGCCCTTGTGGCCGAGCTGCTTCGCTGCCACCTCGGACCCGTCCTCCGCGTCGACGATCGTCGCTACTGTCTTCCTGAGCACCTTCTGCGTCACCCACTCCATCCCACTGCCCCCGAGCACGCGGTCCCATGACCTGCGCATCGCTCGGGGGTCTTTTGTCGTGCCCACGTCCGAGGGGAACACGAGCCAGTCCCCCGGCCTCGCCTGCCGGCGCTCGGCGAGGGCGGCTGCGGCGAAGGACGGGAGGCGGACGTCGCGGGTGTCCCTGCCCTTGGTCCTGACCCGGAGGACGCCCTGGCCGGTGAAGCGGCGCGCCTGCCACTGGATCCGCACCCATGGCCGGTCGGTGTCCAGGTGCACGTCCTCCCATGCGAGCCCGAGGGCCTCGGCCGGGCGGCAGCCAGTGCCGGCGAGGAACTCGAGGACGTCGGCGGCGGTGGTCGCGGCGGTGTTGTACCGGCGGGGCCGGTGCGCCCGGAGGATGGCGCGGAGCTCGTGGAACTGCTCGAGCGTCATGGCCTTCGGGTCCTTGGGCTGGACGCGGACCTGGGAGACGGCGTCGGCCGGGGATGTGGTGAGTGCGCCGAGGCGGACGGCGCGGCGGAACATGGCGGTGAGCACCCACCGGCACCGCTTGGCCGTGCCGGGGTGCTCGGCGGCGAGGCCCGTGACGAGTGCCTCGAGGTGCGGTGTGCCGACCTGCCGCAGTTCCAGCGCCCCTAACGCCGGGATGATGCGGAGGTCGAGCTCGCCGCGGATCGCCTCGAGGGAGGACAGGGCGAGCGCGTCGATGCCGGTGCGGGCCTGCTCGGCCTTGTAGTGCACCTCGGCGAGGTCCTCGACGGTCGACGATGGGCCGAGGTCTCCCCCGGTGAGCTCGCCGACCTTCTCCCGCACGCGGGCGCGGAGTGCGGCCTCTGCGCCGGTGCGGGAGGTGCCGCGGGCGCGTGCCGGCTTCACGACGCCGTCGTGGCGGCAGTACCTCGCGGAGGCCTCGAAGAGCTTGGGGCCGAGCTGGCGGGTGCTGATGTGCCCGTGCTCTCCGGGCTGCAGCCTAGGCCGCGGCATCGGGGAACCTGAACTTCATGGCCGGGCAGGCCCGGCACTCGTGGCAGCCGACGCGCCGCGCTTCCTCGTCGGTGAGGATCACGGTGCGGTCCATGAGGACGCGCTTGGTGACCCCGAGCGCGGCGGCGCCCTGTTCGATGTCGCCGCGGCAGCGGGCGGCCATGTCCTCCACGGTGAGGCACCTCCTGGCCGTCTCGGCGCGGACCACGTTCTCGATGTGCTCTGGCTGGTGGGTGCTGTGGCCCATCTCGTGGTGGACGAGCTCGTGCTGGACGGTGCAGAACACCTGGGCGGCGTTGAGCCTGTCGTCGATGTAGATGGTGTGGCCGTCGGTCTGTCCGTGGATTCCGTCTGGCAGTCGTCGGCGGATGATCCTCATGGTTGTGCGCTTCCCCTAACTCGGGGGTCCCCCTATGGCCCCCCGGCATGGTCCCCATGGTGCGTGGGTCCACCGACATCCTAGGTTCGAACACCTGTTCGAAAGACGAGGAAACCGAGCCGGCGACGCCGACACGCCTCAGATCATGCGGCTGGTGTGCCGAAGGTGAGCTTGCTCACGTCTCGTCGGGCGCGCCGGGCTCGCCGCCCTTGGGTTCCGGCGTGTCGTCGGCGGCCAGCGCGTACAGACTGCGGGGGGCACCGGGTGCCGCGGCCTCGAGGCGCCGGCGGCGATCGCCGAGGCGCCAGGTCAGCTCCTCGAGCAGCTCCGCATCGGAGAGGTCGCGGGCGGAGGTGACGCCGCCATAGGCGTCCTCGTCCGGGGCCGCGAGGTCGGACAGGTTGACGCGGGAGGGGTCGTCGGCGGCGAGGACGAGCTCGGAGGCGTTCGGCACCCAGCCGAGGGCGGCCTCGATCTGGCGGAGGTTGGCGCCGAGGGGGATCCGCTCGCCGCGCTCGGCGTTCAGGATGGTTCGGCCGCTGATCCCGCCGGCTTCCCGGCCGAGGGTGTCCGCTGACCATCCGCGCTGTTCCCTGGCCTGCCGGATGAGGCGGCCGAGGCGTTCCTTGTGTTCATCCATGCCGCCCATCGTGAGTGGAAACCAGTGGAAAACACAAACATCTTCCCGGTGTTTCCAGCACGCCTCATGAGGAAACCCAGTCCTGTAATTACGCCCATGCTTCCCAGTGATTACGCGGGATCGGGCCGCATGTTCCCCGTGTTTCCAGTCCAAGCTTGACATCGTTTCCACTCTTTTCCTATGCTGTCCAAACCAGCAGGAAAGGCTAGGAAATGACCAAGCACCAGAGGGCCATCGCCCCCGAAGACGCACGGGTCATCGAGACCGTCGCCGCTCTCATCTCCAAGGAGACCGACAACGGCACCCTGACCCAGTCCCAGATCGCCACACTCCTCGGCGTGTCCAGCTCGACCCTGTCGAACTGGCTCGCCAAGCGCCGCCGCATCCCCGGCAAGTACCACGAGCGCCTCGCCGAGATCCTCGGCGTCACCCGACTCGCGATCTCCCGCCCCGAGATCATCGCCGAGCTCGAAGCCCTCACCACCGACGCCGCCTGAGAACCGCACCGGAAGGACACAGCCCATGAGCAAGCCCAAGCCCGTGCGGGACCGCCTCGACCGGCACCGCATCTATAAGGACCCCAGCCAGCCGAACCTCTGGTGGGCCCTCACCCCGATCGACGACGCGACCGGCGCATGGCGCGGGACGTACGCCGAGGCCGCGGAGTGGATGCGCACCCACCTCACCCTCAAGGCCGCCTTCGCCGAAGGGGTGGCCCTCTGATGGATCCCTTCACCTGGTGGATGCTCGTCATCCTCGGCGCCTTCTCCGCCCTCGCGATCCTCGGCGACATCCTCGCCCCGCCGCAGGCACCCACCCCCGAGGACTTCCAGACCGAGGACGAGCTCCCGTGAGCACGGCCATCGCACTCGAGGACCTCGACTGGTCCGCCGACGCCCGCCAGGCGATCGAGACCGCGTGCCGGAACACCCAGCCGATCACCGCCGAGACCCTGCGCGACGCAGGCCTCCGCGAACCGCCCCGCCCGTCCATGTGGGGCGCAGCGTTCCGGGCCGCCCGGGACGCCGGCCTCATCCACCGCGTCGGCTATGCCATCGCCACCCGCCCCGAGCGCCGCGGCGCCGTCCTCGCCGTCTGGCACCCCAAGACCACCCTCTTCTGACCTGAGAACCCGGAAGGAACCCACCATCATGGCCGCACCCAAGCCATCACCCGTCCCGAAGCCCGGCGGCCTCGTGTTCAACGAGGCATCCCACCGCTACAAGCTCGACGGCCGCCCCGTCCGCGGCGTCACCGGCCTCATCGGCGCCGGCATCCCCAAGGACAACCTCATCCCCTGGGCGGCCGAGTGCGCCGCCAAGCTCTACCTCGCCGACGACGCGAACCTCGCCGAACTCGCCCGCCTCGACCCAGACGAGTTCACCCGCCGGATGAAGTGGGCCCACAGGGACGTCCGCGACGCCGCAGGGGTCACCGGCACCCGTGTCCACGACCTCGCCGAGCAGCTGCACGCCACCGGCGAGTGCGACGCCGACGACGACGTCGCCTCCTACGTCGAGGGCTACGTCCAGTTCCTCGACGAGTGGCAGATCACCCCGCTCCTCATGGAGCGCCCGGTCGCGTCCCGGAAGCACTGGTACGCGGGCAAGTTCGACCTGTTCGCCACCTCCCCGCTCCTCGCCGGCGGCGAGCTCGTGCAGATCGACCTCAAGACGTCCAAGGGCGTCTACGGCGAGACCGCGCTGCAGACCGCCGCGTACGCCAAGGCCGAGTTCTTCATCGACCAGGACGGCCGCGAGCACCCGCTCCCCAAGGTCCAGGCCACGTACGTCGCCCACGTGACGCCGCTGGACCGCGACGGCGAGCATGCCCGCTACGAGGGCAGGCCGCTGGGCACCTCGCTCTACCCGCTCGCCGAGACACCTGAGCAGATCGAGGAGCACTTCAACTGGTTCCTCGCCGCCGCATACACGGCCAAGACCACGGCCGAGCGCGGCAAGCTCGCCACCGCTCCCCTCACCATCCCCGCCACCTCTGGAAAGGCAGCATGACCATGACCGAGATCGTCCTCCCCCAGGCCGCGCCCGCGCCGGCCGCCATCACCCCGGCGCTGCCGCGCACCGCGGACGTCATTCAGATCGCCGAGTGGGCCGCCGAGCTCGCCGCCGCCCGGGAGCTCGCGACGATGCTCGCGCACTCCAACTTCCTGCCCATGAACCTGCGCATGAAGGGCAAGAACAACTTCAAGTCCCCGGACGAGCTCGTCGCCGACGGGACCGCGATCATCCTCGCCGGGAAGTCGGTGGGCATGGACCCGATGCAGTCCGTGCAGAACATCTTCCCCGTCCACGGACAGCCCTCCATGTACGCCCGCTCGATGCAGGCCATCGTCATCGCCGCGGGGCACGAGGTCGAGCGCTCCGCCGCGACGGACACCGCGGTCACCGTCCGGGCCCGCCGCAAGGGGTCGAAGGAGTGGAAGGACTACACCTGGACGATCGACCGGGCCAAGCGCGCCGGGTACACCTCGAACCCCAAGTACCAGTCCGACCCGATCGGCATGCTCACCGCCAAGGCCCTCGCCGAGGCGTGCCGCCTCACCGCCCCCGACGTGCTCCTCGGCATGGCGTACTCGAAGGAGGAGCTCGAGCTCGAGGACCTCGGCGAGACCGACCAGCCCCAGCCCGCGGCCCCGGCTGCCGAGGAGAAGCCCAAGCGGAAGGTGCAGCGCAGGCCGGCGGCCAACGCCGCCCCGGCCCCGTCGCTGCCGCCCGTGGTGAACGACGCCCCCGAGGGCACCGAGGCCGAGCAGCACGAGCCCGACGTCGTCGACACCGAGACCGGCGAGCTGCCAGAGACGGCCACCCCGGGCCAGATCGACGCGCTCGTCACCGAGCTCAACCGTGCCGGGCACACCACGAAGGCGGCCAAGGCCGACGCGATCGAGCAGGTCCTCGGAGTCCGCAAGTCCGCCACCCAGCTCACGCCCGAGGAAGCCGTCGAGCTCGCGATGCACTTCGCGGACGAGGCCGACGGCGTCGTGCCCGATGAGGCACCCGCGACGGCCTAGCGGGTTCCCGCCCCGCTGCCGGGCCTGCGCGAAGGTCGCGTGCCAGGACATCGAGTCCGCGAGGTTCTGGCACGCGGCCGCCGCCGCCAACCACGGCAACTGGGAGCCCGTCCGCTTCTACCAATGCAAGACCGGTGCCTGGCACTGGACCCATCAACTCGAGAGACGAGCAGCAGCATGAACACCCGATACATCATCCGCACGACCGACGGTCGCTCGCGCTACCTCGACGCCTACACCGCCACAAACCTCATCGAGGCCTTCAAGCAGACCGGAACGGTGTGCGGCGTCGTGACCATCGACGACGAGCACATCGTCGCCTCCCACATCGTCAGCATCGAGAAGGTGGCTGCCTGATGTCCGGCGAGACCACGATCACTGTGATCGGCAATCTGACCAACGACCCCGAGCTCCGGTTCACGCCGAGCGGGTCAGCGGTCGCGAACTTCACCATCGCGTCCACCCCGCGCACGTTCGACAAGCAGGCGAACGAGTGGAAGGACGGCGAGGCACTGTTCCTCCGCGCCTCGATCTGGCGGGAGGAGGCCGAGAACGTCGCGGAGTCCCTGACCAAGGGCATGCGCGTCATCGTCTCCGGGCGGCTCAAGTCCCGCTCGTACGAGACGAAGGAGGGCGAGAAGCGGACCGTGATCGAGCTCGAGGTCGACGAGATCGGCCCCTCGCTCCGGTACGCGGCGGCGAAGGTAACCCGGACCCAGCGCTCGGGCGGGGGCGGCCAGCAGGGCAGCGGCTCATGGTCTCCCAGCACTCAGCAGGGCGCCGGCGGCTGGGGCGCGACGGCCGCGGCCGACCAGGCATGGGGCACCCAGCAGACCACCGCCGACAACGAGCCCCCCTTCTAGCCATGGGCCCGGATCCTCTCGCGTGGCGCCACAAGGCGCTCGACCAGCTCATGCAGACGTTCCGGGACGAGACCACCCCGCGGGGCCGCGACACTGCGGCACCGGTGGCGGCCCCGCACCCCATCACCAGCACCACCACAAGGACAGCACCGTGACCATCACCGACATCACCACCAAGATCCAGGCCCGCGACGGCGTCGCCACCGTCCTCTACACCAAGCCCGACTGCCGCCAGTGCGACATGACCAAGATGCTCCTCGACCGGGAGGACATCCACTACACCGCCGTCGACGTCACCGAGGACCCGGACGCGCTCGACTTCATCAAGGCACTCGGCTACATGGCCGCCCCCGTCGTCTACACCAGCACCGAGACGGGCGACGTCCACTGGTCCGGGTTCCAGCCGACCAAGATCCGCGAGCACATCACCCACCGGCCCGAGGCGGCGTGACATGTCCGGATACGTGTGGAACGGATCGCTCAGCGACCTGCAGGAGGAGGCGGACCGGCGCCGCTGGGCGCGCCTCGACCACGCCGAGCTCGCCAGGGAACAGCTCGCCGTCTGCGCGGACACCGCTAGGCAGCGCTACCAGCACGCCCTCGAAGCCCGCGGCCTCTCGCTCCACTTCTCCGAGCCGTCACGGTTCGGCGGCCGCGACGGACTCGTCACGGCAACGCATGAGGCGTTCGGGGTGGCGGCATGAGGCAGACAGAGAAGTGCAACACGTGCGGGCGGCCGATGCTCATGGGCTCCAACCGCGACTATCAGCCTGGCGTCCTCACCCACGGCGGCAACGGCCAGTGCCGCGCCTGCCGGGCCCGCATCCCAGCGCTCGTCGAGCGCCTCACGACCGCCGGCCGCGACTCCGCCGAGCTCGACGTCGCCACGGTCCGTGCCTCGGTGGACGCCCTCATCGAGGACCGGCGAGCGCGGGGCGTCCCATGGTGCGGCCTCGCCCCGGAGCCGCGCACCTTCAAGGAGGAGCGCCTCACGCCGGGCACCCACCGCCACACCGACTGGGCGGAGGCCGCCGCGTGAGCCGCAACGACCCGTGCAAGGCCGGGTGCTGCAAGACCCCATTCGGGGTCTGCGCGAAGCAGCGCACCTGCAACCACCACCACGACGCCGAGTACAAGGCCGCGCAGGCGGCCATCGCCGCCGAGCAGGCACAGGCCGCCCGGCGCGAAGGGCAGCGCGAGGACCAGCGCGCCTACCACACACGACCCAGGGGGAAATGATCATGCTCACCGTCACCGACCTGTTCTGCGGCGCCGGCGGCTCCTCGACCGGGATGCTCAACGTCCCCGGCCTCGAGGTCCGCACCGCGATGAACCACTGGAAGCGCGCCATCGAGACCCATGGCGCGAACCACCCGGACGTCGACCACGTCTGCGCCGACATTCAGCAGACCGACCCCGAGTACATCCCGGCCACAGACGTCCTCTGGGCGTCCCCGGAGTGCACGAACCACTCGGTGGCGAAGGGCCGCCGCCGCGCCACGAACCAGCGCCCGCTCTTCGGCGGCAGCGCGGAGGACGCCGCGGCCACGAAGTCGAGGGCGACCATGTGGGACGTGCCCCGCTTCGCCGAGGTCCACGACTACAAGCTGATCATGACCGAGAACGTCGTTGACGCTGCCCGCTGGGTCATGTTCGACGCCTGGCTCTCCGCGATGAAGGCACTCGGCTACGAGCACCACATCGTCTACCTGAACTCGATGCACGCCCAGCTCGGCGGCCTCCCGGCCCCGCAGTCCCGCGACCGCATGTACGTGGTGTTCTGGAAGCAGGGCAACCCCTGCCCCGACTTCGACAAGCTGCGCCCGCAGGCGTGGTGCCCAGAGCACGGCATGGTCCGCGCCATGCAGGTCTTCAAGAAGGCCGAGCGCTGGGGCCGCTACCGGGCACAGTACAACTACCGGTGCCCGAACTCGTCCTGCCGGAACCGGATCATCGAGCCCGGCTGGCTGCCCGCCGCCTCCGCGATCGACTGGTCGCTCCCGGCCGGGCGCATCGGCGATCGGACGAAGCCCCTCGCTGAGAAGACCATGGCCAGGATCCGCGCCGGCCTCGAGCGCTACGGGAACAGGCCGCTGCACCTCGAGGCCGCCGGCAACACCTTCGACGCGGCCACCCGCGGCGGCGACTACTTCCGCATCTGGCCGACCGAGGAGCCGTTCCGCACGATGCACACCACCGCATCCAAGGGACTCGTCATGGACGCCGTGCGCGGCGCGCCGATCATCTCGGACACCTCCGAGCCATTCCGCACCCAGACGACGGCGTACACGCGCGGCCTACTCGGCTACCCCGAGGCGTACCTGATGCGGAACAACGAGGGCGGCGCCGAGATGACCACCCCCATCCACGAACCCATGCGTACCCTCACCACCGCCGGGCACCAGTCCCTCCTCATGCCCTACTACGGGTCCAGCCGCCCGCAGACCGTGGCCGAGCCCATCGGCACACTCACCACCGTCGACCGGTACGCCATGATCACCCTCCGCGGCCAGAACGCACCCAAGGACATCGGCCAGCCCATGGACACCTTCGCGGCCAACGGCAACCACCACGGCCTCATGTCCACCACACCCGTCTCGGTGGAGGACTGCACCTTCCGGATGCTCGAGCCCCACGAGGTCACCTGGGGCATGGCGTTCCCGAAGGACTACGTCATGACCGGCACGAAGCGCGAGCAGGTCAAGCAGGCCGGGAATGCCGTCACCCCGCCCGCGGCCCGCGACCTCGCCATCATCGCCGCCGAGAGCCTCGGGACCGCAGCATGAAGGCCACGAGGGACTGGATCCCACCGAGCTCCCACACCTGCCCCAACTGCGGCAGGCACAGCCCCACCCGCGGCTGGTGCGATGACTGCAAGCACCCCGTCCTCGACGGACAGACCACCATCTACGACGAGCTCGGGGAGGACCAGCCGTGAGGATCAGATCCACCAAGCCAGAGTTCTGGCGCTCGCGCCGCATCGCGTCCGTCTCATGGGACGCCAGGCTCGTCCTCAAGGGCCTCGAGTCCTACGTCGACGACAACGGCGTCGGCAAGGACGACGTCGCCCTCATCGCCTCCGACATCTTCTCCCGCGACCTCGCTCGCGAGGCCTCGCGAACCCTCGCGAGGATCTCCGAAGCCATTTCCGAGCTCAACCACGCCGGTCTGCTCTGGCGTTACCAGCCCGACGAGGACGAACTGATCTACATCGCGTTCTGGGAACAGATCCAACGCATCGACAAGCCCCAACCCGGCCGTTTCCCGCGTCCTGACGGGACTTTCAACTACAAGGACTCCCTCATTCGCGAGTCCCCCGCGAACATTCGCGAGCCCTCGCGAACCCTCGCGCCTGTAACAGAGGAACAGGGGAACAGGGGAACAGGGGCATCTCTGGTCACCACTACACGTAAGCCCACCAGCGCGATCGCAAAAAGCAACGGCCACACCACGCTGAACATCATCCACTCCTGGACCGACTCCCAGTCAGCCGTCATCCCCACCCGCATCGTCAACGACGCCACCCAGCAGGTCCAGGCACTCGTCAACGACGGCGTCGCCCCCGAGACCATCGCCGCCGGCCTCGCCGAATGGTGGAAAGGCGAATACCCGCCCTCCACCATCCCCAACTACGTCGCCCGCGCCGGCCAACCACGACCACGCCGGGCCACCGGCACCGACCGCGCAGCCGACATCCTCGCCATCCCCACCGACGAACAGCCCTTCTAGGAGCCCCACCGTGGACCTCGACCAGACCAAACGCGTCCTCGCCAAGATCGCCCTCATCGACAACCGCACCGCAGACCTCGCCGTCCTCCACGCCTGGCACGAGACCATCGGCCACCTCGACTACCGCGACGCCCTCCGCGCCGTCACCATGCACCGCCAACGCTCCACCGAATACCTCCAACCCGCCCACATCATCCGCATGGCCGCCGAAGCCAAGCGCGAACGCGAGATCGCCGAAGCCCGCGAACGCGCACGCCACGCCCTCCCCGCACCACCCCCCAAGCCCATCCCCCCACACATCAAGGCCATGTTCCACAAGGTCGGCAACCCCACCCCTACGGGGTCAACCACCCAGCACCCCGGAAACCGCCCCCACAGCGGCCCGCAGACCCCGAACGGGGGCCGGGAAGAGAAACCACAGGACAGGCCCGGAAACGAGCGCACAGCGGCCGAGGGGGACGCGGCGTGAGCGGGCTGCAGTTCAGGGTGCGCGGCATCCCGGCTCCGCAGGGGTCCAAGCGGGGGTTCCCGGTCCGGCGTACACATGGGAAGCTCGGCGTCGCGCTCGTCGAGTCGGCCGGTGAGAAGGTCACGACGTGGCGGCAGGACGTGCGCGTCGCTGCCATGGAGGCGCACGACGGCGCCCCGCTCCCGGGACCACTGGCTGTCACGATCATGTTCTACGTCGCCCGGCCTAAGTCCCACTTCCGCACTGGCCGGAACGCCCACCTCCTCCGAGAGAGCGCGCCGGCATGCCCTGCCGGGAAGCCCGACCTGGACAAGCTCGTCCGCTCCACCCTCGACGCGCTCACAAGCGCCGGGGTCTACGCCGACGACTCCCAAGTCGTCCACCTCACCACCGGCAAGCACTACAGCACCGGCTGCATCACCCCCGGCGCGCAAATCACCGTCGAGACGGCGTGAGCGCCCGGCCAGTCAGTGGCAGCCTCGCGTCCGCGCAGGAAAGACGCGGACACTTGTTTCCTCTCAATAGTGGAAACATGAGGAAAGACTGGGTAGGATTAGGAGTACCGGCCGGGGGGCCTGAGAACCACTCCCGGCACAGACCGGAAGGAACACCATGGGGACCACAGACACCGAGGGCGCCGAGCTCACCGAACTGCCCGCATCGCAGCTGGCATTCATGGCGGCACTGAAGGCGGGGACAGCCTTCAAGGGCGACGGGCGGGCCTTCCGCGCCGGGTTCGATGCGGCGCTGGCGTGGAAGCTGCCAATGCCGCAGCCCCGCACCATCACCACGACCGCGGAACTCGACGCGCTGCCGGACGGATCCGTCGTCGCGACCTGCTACGGGGACGCCGTAAACCTCCACCGCAGCGTCATCCCGGACGCCGAGTCCTGGCACTTCATCGTCCAGAGCGGCCCTGCGACCGTACTCCGCGAAGGGCGCGCGGCGTGAGCGCCCGGGTGGCGGCGGGCCGGCTCGCCCATATCGACATCGGCAAGACCGTCGCGGCCCCGGTCAGCGGGCACACCCTCACCGGGGAACTCGTCGAGCTTACCGTCCGCGAGGAGCACGTGCAGCTCGGGATCCGGCTCAACGGCTACACCACCTTCACGGTCCCCGTCGGCCCGCACCAGCTCGTCACCATCACCGGCAAGGAGGCCGCAGCATGACGATGATCGCCCAGGCCGCGAACCTCGCGGCCAGCATCGAGGAGACCCCCGCCAACTTCCAGCCCCTCCGCGAGCTCCGGGCGCTGCTCAAGGACGACGTCGCCGCGAAGGCCGCGCACCTGATCCGGCAGGGCCTCGGTGACGGCCGCCTCGACCTCGCCACCGTCCTCCAAGTCCTCGAAAGCAACGGACGATGAGCAAGCGCCTGTCCGACGCCGAGCTGGCCGCCGAGGTGCACGCCGCCGTCGCCACCGTCTACCGGCTCAAGAAGGGCCCCGGCCGGCCCCGCACCACCGACGCCCGCGAGCGCGACACAGCCCTCGACCGGATGCTCACGCTCACCCGCTTCGCCCCCGGTGACGAACACTCTCCAGCCGACGAAGCGGTGCCCGGGCTGCGGTGCGACGACCCGCTCCGGCTACTGCGATCCATGCCTCGACACGCCGAAGGAGACCCCCATGACCGAGCCCATGCTCGAGCAGATCAAGGGCCGCCTCGAAGCGGCCACCCCCGGCCCATGGCACCACTCGTGGCTTGCCAGCGAGTACGACCACGATCCGAGCTGGCTCATCGACTTCACGCACCGCGAGGCCACGTACCCGGACGAGGTCGGCAGCGTTCAGCGGGAAGAGGATGCCGAGCTCATCGCGCATGCCCCCGCGGACATCGCCTGGCTCATCTTGCAGCTCGAAGTGACCCGGGAGACGAACACCCGCCTCAACCACCGACTGCAGGAGGCCGAGTCGCGGCGCGCCCGGCAGCGCGACGAGTACCTGGCCGGCGGAGCATGGGCGACGAATCGGGTGCAGGAGCTCGCGAAGCACCTCGCCCACTGGGAGTCCCAGAAGCACGTCACCGTGGGTATCGGCTGGCTCCGCTCCCACTTCGGAATCAGGGAGGGACGATGAGCAACGCCGCGATGGCCGCCGCTGAGCGCGAGCACCTGGCCGAGCCCGAGCGCCGGTGCGAGGACTGCCTTGAGGCCGAGCCCACCGCGCCGGACGGGCTGTGCGACGACTGCGCCGCTGACCGCCAAGCCGAAAGCGACGAGGCGGAGCTTGCGAAGGATCTGCCGTGACCCTGCGGCTGAACGTGGACACGCTCGTCAACGACCACCTCACCACCGGCCCGGACGGGTCGCTTGTGCACGCGGAGGCGCTGCTCAACCGGCTCGAAGCCGCAGTGCACCCGACCAACGGCGGCGGCGCCACCACACAGGCGACGAAGGCGAAGCTCCCGCTGGACGCCGGGGCGCTCGCGCTCTGGCAGGACCTCGAACGCGAGGCCCGGGACAACCAGTGGGAGATGCTCGCGACCACGGGCACGCTCCGGGGGATCCTCCGCTCATGGGCCGCCTCGGTCCCGTACCCGGGATGGAAGGACCACCTCACCACGGTCACCGAGCGCATGGTCGAACGGGTCCGCGCCTACCTCGACCCCGTCAAGGTCTACCGCCCGAGCGCGCCGTGCCCCGCCTGCGGGGTCCGGTTCCACGGGGAGGATCGCCACCCGGTCCTCTCCGTCGTCCTCGAATCCGCTCCCGGTGTCTGGCTGCCCGTCACCGAGCACGTCCTCACCTGCGCCGCCTGCGGAGCCGAATGGGCGGGCGAGGCCTACATGTGGATAACCCGCTCAATTCGAGCCGACAGTGAAAAGATCACCGCATGAGCGCCACCGTCCGGATGAAATGCCCACTCGCCCCATGCACCGTCGACCTCGTCCACGAGGTGACCGAGGCCGACCACAGCGACGGGGACAAGACCCACCTCCGCATGGTCACCGCCCCGGAGTCCACCGAGCACGTCCACTCCCACGTCCCCAGGCAGGAGCAGGCATGAGCGAGAGCATCCGGGCCGACCAGCTCACCCCCGGCCACATCGGCCGCACCGTGACCGTGCGCAAGGGCGGCGGGTTCGAGGTCACCGGGATCCTCACCGGCCTCCACACCAACACCCAGACCTCGGCCGCGCTCGCCGACGTCGCGGAGCGGGTCGAGCTCGGATCCATCGACCTGGGCATCGGCGAGACCCACGTCGAGGTCTGGCCGGCCACCGCCGTCCTCCTCCGCGACGAATAGCCCAGCGCCCGATCGGTAGCATCAGAGCTGCCCCAGGCAGCGCACCGCTCGGGGCCAGGGATCACAGGGGAGACAGGTATGGCAGACAAGCCCGAGGACCAGCACGAAGTCGAAGCGGCCCGGCCTTCGAAACCTCGAAGGGTGGTCAAGCTCGAGGACTTGAAGGCCGAGGCAGAGGCCAGGGCCGGGATGAGCCTCGAGAGGTACGAAGAGATCGCTCGCGCCCGGGCGGCTGGCGAGGACATCGACACCACTCCGGAGGAAGACGACGAGTACGAGCGCGCCTCGGAGCAATTCAAGGACTTGGCGCAACGGTTTCAGAAGGCCTTCGCCCCCAAGCTCCCGAAGCTCAGGCAGATGATCTTCACAGCGCAGAGCAACCCATGGCTGAACGACAAGGCTGACGACGACGGACCGAGTCTGCCGGAGTCGCTGGCGCCGCAGATTCTCTCTGCCGTGCAGCGGAACCGAGACCAGCAGGCGCGGGTCGCCCAGCAACAAAGGGAGTTGCATGATGGGATCGCGGAAGCTGTCGCTGCGAAGGAGGAGAAGGAAGAGAACCAGCGCCGGGTCGCGCGGGACCAGTTGGCGGCCATGCAGGCGATGGTGAGCCAGATGGAGGATCAGGGTGCTGCGACAGCTGCAGTGGCGGACCAGCAGTCGCGGATGAGCCGCTGGAACCTCATCGTTGCAGGTCTAACGCTTCTCGCGACCCTCGCCGGCCTCGTTGTTGCCCTGATCGCCTTGGCTGCCACGAAGTGACCTTGCCTGTTTCATGCAAGGCAACACGCGGAAACTACACGCATGTAACTTCCCTCATCTTTCCTGTATGCTGGGCTCGTTAGGCGGAGCTGTCCCTCCGCCCATGGAGCCCCGGCCGTCCCCCACGGAACCGGGGCTCCACCCATAAGACCCGGGCGCGGGCTGGCACCGCGACTCAGGGCGATGTAGCCGCCGTGACCTTCCGGCACGAGACGGCACGCCGCCCGCGCCCCGGATACGCCGGCCTCGCGGGCCCGCCGGTAGCACAACCCGGCCCGCACACTTCACGGGGAGGGGTACAGCATGGCCGCGACGTGCGGGGCGAAGAAACGCAACGGCGAACCCTGCGGCGCCCCGCCCATCAAAGGCGGGAAACGCTGCGTCCGCCACGGCGGCTCCGCCCCCCAGGTCCGCAAGGCATGGGCGAGGAACGCGGCGCTGGAGGAGCTGGAGCACGAGATGAGCATCCTCGGCATCCGCGACGAATACCCCGACGTCGACCCCGGAACCGCCATGCTCCGCGTCGTCTCTTCCACCTACGCCGAGGTCCTCTACCTCGAGCAGCGCGTCGCCGAGCTGTCCGGGGACCAGCTGACCTGGGGCATCACCCAGCACGAGCACGGCACCGGCCCCGAAGGCCTCATCGACAAGACCACGGAGAAGGCCACCGAGCACGTCCTCGTCACCCAACTCCGCGACGCCCGCGACCGCCTCGCCAAATACTCAGCGATGGCGCTCAAGGCCGGGATCGAGGAGCGCCGGGTCAAGCTCGCCGAGCAGACCGCGTCCATGGTCGCCGCCGCCATCCAGCAGATCCTCGGCCGGCTCGACCTCACCGAGACGCAGCGGGGCCTCGTCCCCACCGTCGTCCCCGCCGTCCTCCGAGGACTGGCCGCGTAGATGGGCGGCGCGGCCCCCCATCGGAAAACCGCACCGCCCATCCCGCAACCCTAGCCCTTGGTCTTGCGCGGATCGTTCGCCGGCTTGATGGTGTCCTTCGCCCGGATCTGACCATTCACGCCGTGGACCTTCAGTTCTCCCCCGCCGTTGCGACCCATCACCTCACGCGTGCCCTGCCGGGCCGCCGCCTGAGTGTCCGCCTTCACCGAAGGGCGGGAGGCGTCCTCCCGCTTGCCGACCCACTTATCGCCGTCCTTGTAGACGTCGTAGTTCTTCGCCATGTCTCTCACCCCCTTCGAGCTGGCTACCGGAACCGTAGCAGCGGCCACATGACGATGGAATGAGGCAGGCATGACCCTCGACGTGTGGGAGCTCGCGGCCCGCATGTTCGAGCCGCCGCGTCCCAAGCACCGCACCCCCGGCGACCTCGCCCGGGCCACGAACCCCAAGACCGTCCAGACCCCAGCGCTCGACCTGATCGACGCCGAACTCGTCCGAGCCTTCACCACCCCGGACTCGCGGCTCATCATCAGCATGCCACCGCAGGAGGGCAAGAGCGTGCGGGCCGCGAACGACTTCCCCATCTGGTGCCTGACCCAGAACCCCGACCTGCGCATCGTCACCGCCTCGTACGGGCAGACCCTCGCCAACCGAAACGGCCGCGCCATCCGCAACCGCATCGCCGCGAACCCCGACCTCGGGATCACCATCGCGAACGACAACGGATCCGTGCACGAGTGGACCCTCGCCGGGAAAGACGGCGGCGTCCTATCCGTCGGCATCGGCGCCGGCGTCACCGGCCGCCCCGCGGACCTCATGATCATCGACGACCCGATCAAGGACCGCAAAGAGGCCGACTCGCAGATCTACCGCGACGCCGTCTGGGACTGGTGGACCGACGCCGCCAGTGCCCGCCTCGCCCCCGGCGCGCCCGTGATCCTGATCCTCACCCGCTGGCACGAGGACGACCTCGCCGGCCGACTCACCAAGCTCGACACCGAGGCAGGGTGGCGGGTCCTGAACATCCCCGCCCAGGCAGACCACCGGCCCGAGAAGGGCGAGACAGACCCGCTCGGCCGCAAGCCGGGCGAGTTCATGGTCTCCGCCCGCGGCCGCACCCTCCACCAGTGGGAGCGGCGCAAGGCCACCGCGGGCCCGCGGACCTGGGCGTCCCTGTACCAAGGCCGCCCGGCCCCGGCCGAGGGCGGCATCTTCCCGCCCGAGTGGGCCCGCTACACCGAGCCGCTCTGGGTCGAACGCGCCGACGGGGCCCGCATCGTGCCCGGCATCGGCCGCGACGACCACGAGCTCGTGCAGTCCTGGGACCTCGCGTTCAAGGACACCAAGTCCTCGGACTACGTCGTCGGGCAGGTCTGGCTCCGCATCGGCGCCCGGGCCTACCTGCTCGACATGGTCCGGGCTCGGCTGAACTTCAACGACACCCTCGCCGCGATCAAGGCAATGTCCGCGAAGTGGCCCCAGGCGGTGGCGAAGTTCGTCGAGGACAAGGCCAACGGGCCGGCCGCGATCAACGCCCTCTCCCGCGAGCTCGTCGGGCTGATCCCGATTGAGCCGGACGGGTCCAAGACCGCACGCGCCTCTGCCGTGTCGCCGCTGGCCTACGCCGGGAACATCGCCCTCCCCTCCCAAGAGCTGCTGCCGAACGTGGGCGAGCTGGTGGAGGAGGCGAAGAACTTCCCCTCCGGCGCGCACGACGACACGATCGACGCCCTCTCCCAGGCTGTGAACCGGCTCCTCCTGCTGCCCCTCACGCAGGAGCTGCAGGACGACGTCGTCCCGGACGCGTACGACGCCATCGAAACCCGTGGCTGGTCCATCAGCCCCTACTAGCCCGACGACCCCGAGAGGCGGTGCCCAGTGGCCCTGCGCGACCTGTTCCGCCCCAAGACGACCGAGGCCGCCGAGCCGACCGTCCCCGCCTGGCAGCACGAGACCGTCGCCCTCCGCCTCGAGCAGGCCTCCGAGGCGCTCAACCGGCTCACCCTCATGGCCGAGGACACCGGCTGGGAGGACCTCCGCCGCACCGGCGATGTCCTCTCCCGCGAAGGCCTCGCCTCCGCCGTCGCCCTCTGCCGCGTCGTCGCGATCGCGAACCCGCTCCTCAAGCGCGGCCTCGGGATCCGCGGCTCCTACGTCTTCGGGCAGGGCGTGGAGATCTCCGGCCGCTCCGACGGCAACGACGGATCCCAGGACGTCGACTCCGTGGTGAGGGCCTTCTTCGAGGACGAGGGCAACCGCGACGCCGTCACCGGCCCGCAGGCCCGCCTCGGGCTGGAGAAGGACCTCGGGACCGACGGGAACGTGTTCCTCGCCCACTACACCAACCCCCTCGACGGCAGGGTCAAGGTGCGGCCGCTGCCGATGGACGAGATGGCCGAGATCATCACCGCCCCCGGCGACCGCACCGAGCCGTGGTACTACCGGCGCAAGTGGGTCGAGACCGTGCCCACGCAGACCTTCGGGACCGGGCTGCGGCAGGAGCGCGAAGCCCTCTACCCGGCCCTCAAGTACCAGCCCCTCACCCGGCCGCGCACCCTCGGCGGGGTCGAGGTCATGTGGGACGCCCCCGTCCTGCACGTCCGGGTCAACCCGGCCGGCGCGTGGGGCGTCCCCGACTCGTACGCGGCCCTGCCGTGGGTGAAGTCCTACAAGGAGTTCCTCGAGGACTGGGCGGCCCTGTGCCGGGCCCTGTCCCGGATCGCGTTCCGCGCATCGTCCAAGTCCACCCCGGGTTCGCAGCGGGCCCGCGCCGCGCTCGCAGGCCTCGACGCCGCCGGCCCCGGCGCCTCGGTCTCGCTCGGGGACGGGCAGACGCTCGAGGCCGTGCCGAAGACCGGCGCCACCCTCGACTCCGAATCCGGACGCCCCCTCGCGGCCATGGCCGCCGCAGCCCTCGGCGTGACCGTCACCATCCTCCTCGCCGACCCTGGCACCACCGGAGCCCGGGCCGTCGCCGAGACCCTCGACCTGCCCATGCGGCTCGAGATGCAGGCCAGGCAGGAAGTCTGGGCACAGGCCTACAAGGCCATGGCAGCCTACGTCATCGAGTCCGCCGTCACCGCGCCCCGCGGCCCGCTCAAGGGCCGGGAGGTCCGCGACGGCGACCGGCTCCACGTCGACCTCGGCCAAGGCACCGACCCCACCGTCGAGGTGGTCTGGCCGTCGCTGGAAGAGATCGACGTCAAGACCGTCATCGATGCGATCGTCTCCGCCGACGGGCTCGGGGTCCTGCCCAAGCTCGAAGTCCTCAAGCTCGTCCTGCGGGCGCTGGGGATCACGGACATCGACGACATCATCGACTCGGTCACGGACGAGAACGGGGACTTCATCGCCCCGGCCGACGCGACCGGGCAGGCCGCAGCGGACGCGTTCCGCAACGGCCAGGACCCGGCCGGGAACTTCTAGGACGAGGAGGGGTGCGCTGTGGCGGTCACCGCGGACACCCTCCTCACTGCCGGGCGGCTGCGCGAGCGCCTCGCCAAGCTCACCGACCAGCAGGCCCGCGACCTGACCAGGGCGTGGGTGGAGGCGTGGGACGCCCTCGCCCCCGCCTTCCAGCTCGCCCTCGTCGAAGCCCTCGCCGACGGGCCCCTCACCGCCGCCAAGGTGAACCGGTCCCGGCGCCTCCTCGCCGCCCTCCGGCAGTCCCGCGAGCGCCTCGACACCCTCGCAGCCGGGCTGCCCGGCATGGTCGGCCAGTCCGTGGCGGACGCGGTCCTCGACGCCGCCGAGACGCACCTCGCCGTCATCGGGTCCCAGTTCCCTCCACCCGGCACGGCGGGACCGACCATCAACCTCGCGATGGTGTCCCAGGCGCAGCTCGACGCGATCGTCGGGCGGACCACCCAGCAGATCCACGCCACCTCCCTCCCCCTCGCCCCGGAGGCGGAGCGGGCCATGAAGCAGGCGCTCGTGCAGGGCGTCGCGGCCGGGGCGAACCCGGTGGAGACGGCCCGCAGGATCATGCGCCGGGTGGAGGGCCGCTTCAACGGCGGCCTCGCCCGCGCCGTCCGGATCGCCCGCACCGAGACCCTCGACGCGCACCGCGCCGCCGCCCAGGAGACCGAGGCCGCGAACCGGGCCGTGCTCAAGGACTGGGAGTGGCACGCCAACCTCGACACCCGCACGTGCCCGGCCTGCCTGTCCATGCACGGCACGCGGCACGACCTCGACGAGCCCGGACCGAACGACCACCCCAACGGGCGGTGCGCGAGGATCGCGGTCACGAAGTCGTGGAAGGAGCTCGGCTTCAACGTCCCCGAGCCGGCGCCGCTGACGCAGGACGCGGAGGCGTGGTTCCGGGACCTGCCCGAGAAAGACCAGCGCGCCATGCTCGGCCCGGCCCGGTGGGACGCCTGGAACAAGGGCGACCTCGCCTTCGGGGACATGGCCGCGGCCCGGTCAAACCCCGGGTGGCGCGACTCCATCCAAGTCGCCCCCGCCTAGCACCTGCCCCAGCGGCGGCACGAACAGCACCGCCCCGCAACGGGTGCAGCGCTCGGAGCGCTCCGCGCCGGCAGGGCCCAGCCGGAACCACTCCACCACCCACGCATGGGCTGGGCAGTCCCGGTCATCATCCGCACCCACCCCACCACTGTAGGAGGCCACCGTGCCCAAGCACATCACCGAGGCCGCCGGTGCCGCGACCGCGCTGACCGGGACCCGGCAGCGGGTCGTCCTCATCACCCCCGGCTGGGGCTCCTCCGGCTACTACTCCCCAGCCGTGCTCGAGCAGGCCGCCAAGGACCGGGTGTTCCCCAAGGGAACCCACCAGCACATCGACCACTCCACCCCGCTGGAGGACATGGAGCGCCCCGCCGGCACCCTGCAGACCTGGGCCGCGGTCCTGTCCGAGGACGCCTACTGGGACCCGTCCGTGCCCGGCCTCGTCGCCGACGCCCGCGTGTTCACCCCGTGGGCGCCGCTGCTGGCCGAGATGGCCGAGGAAGGCCTCGCCGTCTCCATCAGCGCCGCCGCCGAGTTCAAGCCCGGCGAGGCCGAGGGCCGGCGCGGCAACGTCGTCGAGCGGCTCCTGCCCGACCCGCTCAACCGGGTCGACTACGTCACCGTCGCAGGCCGCGGCGGCCACGTCGCCGCCGTCCTCGAGCACTACCGCCGCCCCGCCGCCGAGGCCACCGCGAGGGACGTCGAGCAGCAGCTCCGCGAGCTCCTCCGCGCCGCCTACGGCGACGACGGCACCTACGTCTGGCTCGAAGACCGCGACGAGGCCGGAGGCCTCGCCTGGTACACGGTCGAGACCTCCGACAGCACCACCATCTGGCAGACCGGCTACACCGTCGCCGCCGACGGCACCGTCTCCCTCACCGGCGAGACAGTGCAGGTCCGCCGCCAGATCAGCTACGTGCCCGTCCCGGCACCCCAGAGCCCCCCTGCCGCCCCGGCTGGGGTCCCCCAGGAAACCGGCAACCAGACCCCGAAGGAGTCCACCATGCCGAAGATCGAGATCGACGAGCAGGAGCTCACCCAGCTCCGCGAGTCCGCCAGCCGGGCCGCCGCGCTGGAGACCGAGAACGCGACCCTCCGCGAGGGCGACCGGCGCCGCCACGTCGAGTCCCTCGTCGCGTCCGCGTTCGACGTCGAATCCCCCCGCGTCCGGGCCGCCCTCGTGGCCGAGCACCTTGACCCGGAGCACACGGACGAGGCCATCACCGCCGCCGCCCGCGAGGCCGCCGCCGAGGTCCGCGCCGCCCACGGCGAGGGCCAGGTCCACGGCAACGGCCAGACCACCGCCGCGGCCGAGTCCGCCACGAAGCCCGAGGCCCGCACGGTCACGGACGACGACATCGTCAACGCCCTCGAAGGGAAGGTGGCCTGAGCCATGGCCAAGAACCAGCGCTACACCCACAACGACCACATCGCCCTCAGCGCCCCCGCCGACATCACGTCCGGGCAGCCGGTGAAGATCGGCCAGTACGTCGGCGTCGCCCAGACCTCGGCGAAGGCCGGCGAGCGCGTCACGGTCTGGCTCAACGGCTCCTTCACGGTCCCCGTGACCGGCGCCGTCGCCGAGGCCGGGCCCGTCTACATCAAGGCGGACAACACCCTCACCGCCACCGCCACCGGCAACTACCCCTTCGGCGTCG